TTTTAGAGGTAAATTCTACTGATGCTGATTTTCAGCTGCATGATATTACTAATTTAGTCCCATCAGGAGTATCATTTACTATACAGCCTGATAGATATTTATCAGGAAAATTTACTATTACTTTAGCTGCAGGAGATGTAGTAAAGTTTAAAATTCAAGACACTACTACTCCCTTTGGAGGTTGGGCTAATTTGCTATCTACTCAGATCTCAGGGCAAACTTTAGTAAATACTATCTCAGTAGGAGAAACTTTTAACCTAAATGGCTGCCTGCCTGTAGGAGTAAAGCAGGGAGATTTTCTCAGGAGCATTTTCAAGGATTTTAATTTACTCCCTGAAACGGATAAAAATAATCCTAAAAATATCATTATAGATACCTATGATGATTTTTACTCATCAGGTACTTTATTGAATTGGGATGATAAGCTAGATATATCTAAGGAGATAACTATAGAGCCTGCAGGAGCATTAACTAAAAAGAGATTTATTTATAGCCATGCAAGAGGAGGAGGTTATTTTGATAAACTATATAGTAATAGCTACTCTGAAAGCTATAGTAATAGGGATTTTACTAATGCCTCAGATTTTGCCTCAGATGCTGAGGAGCATAAATCAATTTTAGGAGCTCCTGTAGTAGTAGGATATGGCAATAGCTCTAGGCTCATCCCTAGATTTTATGATTTTGAGAATGGCAATTTAAAGAAAATAGCAGCAGGGCTGAGGTTTGTATATGCAGATTATATCTCCTATCCTGTTACTGCAGGCTTTTTTGTGTTTAATGGAGATCCATTAGATAAATATCCCTATGCAGGGCATCTAGATAATCCATATAATCCTACTATAGATTTTAATTTTGGTATGCCTAGAGAGTTATATTATAGTAATACTCCTGAAAATCCTAATTTATTTAACTATACAAATAATAATACCTTTAATAGATTGCATAGGAATAGATTAAATAATATCATTAATCCTAATGCTAAGCTAGTAAGGGCTTATTTTCTGCTAGATGATATAGATATTAATACCTTTAGCTTTAGAAATAAGGTTTATTTTCAGGGGCAGAGGTGGTTAGTTCAGAATATTAATAACATTGATAACGTAAATTTACAGAGTACTGAGGTAGAGCTGCTATTAGATCTCCCATTAGGGGCTTTTACTCCTACTACTTTTGCTGTAGTGGATGGAGCAGGAGCTAACCTAGATGGAGAATGGCTGCCTAAAATATCTCCTCCTACTGCTACTACTAATCCTGAGTAATTATATTTAAAGATATGGCTGAGAAAAAAGAGATTATAATAGATATTAACGTAGATGGATCGGGAGCTAAAAAAGGAGCTACTGATTTACGTACGGAATTTAAGCAGATACAAAAGGAGCTGAGAACATTAGCAGCCTCAGGAGATACTGCCTCTGATGCTTTTCTAAAGCTAGAGGCTAGGGCAGGGGAGCTAAAGGATCAGATAGGAGATATGAATGATAGGGTTAATATCCTATCCTCAGATTTTCCTAAGTTAGATTTAGCTGTAGGAGTAGCTAAAGGAATAGCTGCAGGCTTTGCTGCTGCTCAGGGAGCTATGGCTTTATTTGGCTCTGAAAATAAAAACCTAGAGAAAGCCCTGTTAAAAGTTCAGGGAGCTATGGCTTTGCTGCAGGGAGTAACTGAATTAGCTGCAATAACGCAAAAAAATAACGTAGTAGGAATGTATCTGCATACTGCAGCTACTAAGGTTTATACGTTTGTTACTACAGGAGCTACATTAGCTACTAAAGCCTTTAGAGCTGCATTGGTTGCTACAGGAGTAGGAGCTATTATTTTTGTACTAACTGAGATCATTAGCCTGATGAGTGAAACAGGCGCATCAGCAGATGAGGCAGCTAATAGGATTAAAGATGCTGCTGATCTTAATGCTGCTAGCTATGAGAGGGAGGCTAAATTAGCTAAGGCTAAAGGTAATGAGGAGCTAGCATATTTTGAGCAAACAATGGCTCTGCAGAGTAAAATCTATGATAATCAGGCAGCTCTCAGATTACTAGAAAAGCAGCAGGCTAAAGATGCTACTGATGAGAGAAAAAAGCAGATTAAAGAGATTAAAAATGATATAGCTAATCTACAAACTGATATAGAGGTAGCTACTATAGAATACGATAAAAGCGTAAAAGAGAAAGAAAAGAAAGAGAAAGAGGAGGCTGAGAAAAGAAAAAAGGCTGCTCAGGATCAGGCTAAAGAAAATGCTCGCAGAATTAAGGAGGAGCAGGATAGAGCTAGAGCTGCAGCTAATAAGCTGAGAGATCTAGAGAATGAGGCTTTTGCCATGAGGCTAAAGGATGAGAGAGAGAGGGAGCTATTTACTTTAGTAGCTCAGCAGGAGAAAGAGGCTCAGGATCTCAAAACTTTAAACCTCACTAAAACTGAGAGAGCAAAGATGGAGGCAGCTCTGCAGAAAAAGCAGAATTTAGAGAGGGTGGCTCTATTAGATAAATTTTCTCAGGAGGATAAGCAGAGAGCAGTAGAGCTAGAGGTATCTCTACAAGAGATCAAAAATGAGGCTTTTGTTTCTACTATTAAAGATGAGGGAGAAAGGGCTCTAAAGGAATTGGATCTACAGCAACAGCTAGAAATTAAAAAACTAGATGCAGAGGTGCTATCTACTGAGGAGAGAAATAAAAAGATAGATCAGATTAATGAGAGCTACAGGCTAAAGAGAGAAAATCAGGAGAGGATTAATACAGCAAATGCTTTAGAAAAATCTTTTAATGATAGCCTTAAAAATTTTGAGAGGCAGAAAAAATCTAATGAGTTCAATTTTGAAACTAGAAAGAGCCTATTAGATCTAGAGCAGAAAGCCCTAGAGGATGCAAGAGCTAAGCAGATTATTACGGATGATAAATATAATGAGGAGCTAGCTAGATTATCAGAGGAGAGAAACAAATTAGCTGCAGATGAGAAAGCTAGCAGAACTGCATTAAATAACTTTATTACCGATCAGCTAACTCAGAATATAGCTACTGCTAGCAAACTGATAGAGAGCTACTATAAAAATCAGATAGCAGCTGCAGAGGGTAATGAGGCTAAGCAGGAGGAGCTAAGGAAAAAATCCTTTGAGAGAAAAAAGCAGCTAGATATAGCTAATGCTTTAGTAGCTACCTACAGCTCAGCTATCAATGCCTTTAATTCTACTGCAGCAAATACTGCATTAACTGCAGCTTTTCCTGCAGCTCCATTTATTGCAGCAGGTGCAGCTATAGCAGCAGGGCTAGCTAACGTAGCGCAAATTAGAGCTCAGAAATATACTCCTTCCGGTGGATCAGGAGGAGGTGGAGGTAGAGGATCATCAGGATCTACCGGAGCTCCTAATTTAACTGCATCCTCAGCAGCTATTACTCCTGCTATCCCTGTAGGCACTAATCTATCAGGAGGAGGAAAAGATACAGCAGTTAGAGCCTATGTAGTAGAAAGCGACATTAGCTCTAAGCAAAAGAGAATGAATAAATTAAAAACAACAAGTAAGTTATGATAAGAGAAAATTTAGATATTTATCTGCTAGATATTAATCTAGAGGATGAGGATAGCGGAGTATTTGCAGTATCATTAGTGAAAAATCCTGCTATTAAAAAAAGTTTTCAGGCATTTAGCGAAAATAAGCAGCAGAGATTTACTGCAGATCCTAGCAGGAGAATTATCTCAGGAGCTATCATGATCCCTGATGAGCTGATTTTAAGAGGAGAGAAAGATGAGCAGGGCAAAATGCATGAGTATTATGTAACATTTACAGCAGATAGCATCAGCAAAATAGCTCAGAAATTTTTTAAAAATCAGTTCGTTACTGAGGTTACTCTAGAGCATAAAGCTAAAGTAGATGGGGTATATATGTTTGAGAGTTTATTAATAGATGCATCTAGAGGGATTACTGCTCCTACAGGCTATGGGCTAAAGGATGGGGCATGGTGGGGCTCATGGAAAGTAGATAATGATAAAGTATGGGATGAGTATATTAATGAGGGGATTTTTACAGGCTTTTCAGTAGAGGGCTTATTTAAGCATATCCCATTAGATAAAAAAAGCTCCTACAAAAATCAGCTCTATTCTGAGATCATTGATTTAATAGATCAGGCTATAGCAAATGGCACAAAGTAAATAAAGTTATATTTAAAAGTAAATAGCTCAAAGATGGATATTACCGCATTAAAAAGCCTAAAGAATATTTTAAAGTTTTCTATGGCTCAAAAATTTGCAGATTATACTCTAGATAGCGGAGCTGTAATTAGAGTAGAGGGAGATTTAGTAGTAGGTACTGCTGTATCAGTAGTAAATGCTGATGGATCTACTAGCCCTGCTCCTGATGCAGTTCATGTTATCGAGGGAGTAGCAAAAGTAAAAACTGAGGGAGGCATTATTACTGAGATCCTACCTATTGAAGAGGAGATGAGTGCTGCTGATCCTGCAGAGGCAGATGAGCAAGAGCAGGAGCTAAGCTCTGATGAGATTGTAGAGGTAGAGGATGAGGTAGCAGTAGTAGTATCTCCTGAAATGGTTGCAGCTATGGAGGCTAAAATGGCTGAGATGGATGCTAAAGTATCAGAGATGGCAGCTAAGTTAATGGAGATGGAAGCTAAAATGAGCTCTCTATTTTCTGCAAACTTTAGCTTAATTGAGGTAGTAGATGAGCTCTCTAAAAAGCCTACAGCTGAGCCATCTAAACCTAATTATTTTAATGCATTCAAGCCTGTAAAAACGGCAGAGGATAAATTAAATCGTTTATTAGAAATTTCAAAAGGTTTTAACAATTAAACAAATAAAAAAATGGCATTTTCATTAGGATCATTAACCGCCTATGTAGAGCAAAATAAATTACCTCTATTGGCAAAAGCAGTAGCATCTCCAAAAACTGCTAAAAACATGACAATTCAAACAGGCTGTAAAGGAGATACAGCTATTAACCGCATTGAAACTGTAGCAGGTTTGCAATATGGTAAAGGATGTACATTTACTGCATCAGGAGATACTACAGTAACTCAGCGCATCATCGGAGCTAAGCACGTTTTCTCTCATGAGAGCCTTTGCGTAGCAGATCTAGAGAGCTATTGGACACGTACTCTAATGACTGCAGGAGCTATGGCAGGAGCTAAAGATATGCCTATTGAAGAGATCTATGTACAGGAGAAAATCAATGCTATTGGTGCATCTTTGGAAAATGCAATTTGGCAAAATGCAGGCTCTGCTACTCAGTTTACAGGATTGATTGCTACTATCGGTACAGGTGGAGTAGATGGTAATACCTCTAATACTGCTACCTTTACTACTGCTAATGCTTTGGCTAGCGTGGATGAGCTTTATGGTCAGGTTCCTTCTGCTTTGTTGGATAAGGAAGATTTGCAGTTGTTTATGGGCTATGATTGGTACCGCATTTACACTGCTGCTTTGCGTGCTGCTAATTTGTTTAGCTTCTCTCCTACAGGTTCATTTGAGGGAGATTTCTTCCATCCTGCTACTAATATGAAAATCGTTCCTGTTCCAGGATTGACAGGGCAAAATCGTATGTATGCAGGTCTTAAATCTAATTTCATGTATGGAGTAGATTTGGAATCTGATACTGAAACTTTTGAGCTATATTTTGATCCATCCACACGTAACTATAAATTTGTATGGGAGGCTAATATTGGCGCTCAGGTTGCGTTCTTAGATCAGGTAGTTTACTACAATTTAGGAGCGTAATAATTTTTAAACAATGGCAGGGGCTTAATTGCCTCTGCCTTTTAAAATATAAGGAGAAAATAATATGAGTTGCGCATTAACCGCAGGCAGGGCTCTCTCAGTTTGTAGAGATAACGTAGGAGGCATTAAAGCTATTTATGTAGCAGATGGGAATGGTATTGATACTATTACTGCCTCTGCAGGAGCTATTACTGCTGTTACAATGGAATCAGGTAAAGTATTCTATAAATATGATCTCCCTAAAGGATTATCTCAGGTAACTGAAACTACTACAGGATCAAGAGCTAACGGTACTAGATTTGTAACTACTGAGGCTACTATTGTACTGCATAAACAAGACACAGCTACTAGAAATGAGTTAAAGCTATTAGCAGGATCTCGTTTTTATCTTATCATCCAAACTCAGAATAATGATTTTTGGTTTATTGGTAAAGAGAATTTGTGTGAGATCTCGACTAAAACTGCAGTAACAGGTACTGCTATGGGAGATATGAACGGCTATAATTTAACTATCTCAGCTGAAGAGCCTGAGGAGATGTATAGCATCAGCTCTGCAGTAGTGAACGGCATTATTGATTAATAAATACCTTTTCCATTTTCATAGTTTTAGCCTCTGCTTTATGCAGGGGCTTTTTTATGTTCATTTTTTTGCTCTATTCTATTTATAGATAGATGATTTATTTAACAAAGGATATAGATAATACTATTTTAGTAACTATAGGAGATCAATCTCTAGGGATTAATGATCCCTATTACTATTTATCCCTTTATCATATTGCTACTAATACTAATTATTTCGTAGATTTAGGGCAGGATATGAGCCCTAATCCTGAGAGGTTTAATAGATTTACATTTTCAGCTCCTACCTTTAAGGATGGGCAGTATAGATATACTATTTATCTCTCTGATGGAGTAGCAGTAAATGAGGATGATAACAATATAGTAAAAGTTTTAGAGGCAGGGTTAGCAGAGCATTTATATAATGATACTAATTTTTCTGCTTATTCTGATAATGTAACATATTATGAGCCAAATATTTAAGAGAGTAGATTTATCTGCAGTAGCTCCTGAGGAGTATAAAGAAAAGCCTGTTAAAGGTATTGTAACTGCAGGAGAGAGAAATGATTACCCTGATAAACTCCTAGAGCTTTATTATAAATCTGCTAAGCATAACGCTCTAGTAAATGGTAAGGTTAATTTTGTTGTAGGAGGAGGGCTACAGGTAGAGAATAATAATCTAAATCCTGAGCAGCTAAATATCGTTAATCAGTTTATCTCATCTCCTAATCCTTATGAGGATGGGAATGATCTACTAAATAAAGTAGCAGCAGATTTTGAGCTGTTTAATGGCTTTTATCTAGAGGTTATATGGGGCTATAATCAAAAGCCTGTATCAGTAGCTCATGTGCCCTATCAGGAGATCAGAACTAATGAGGATCAGAACCTATATTACAGGTTAGAAAATTGGGGCTCTAGCTTTAAACTAGATAAGGCTGAGGTTATCCCTGCCTTTGATCCTGAGAATAAGAATGGAAAGCAAATTATTTTCTATAAAAAATATACAGCAGGAGGTAAAGTTTATGCTATCCCTGATTATATCGGGGCTCTAAAGTATATCGAAATAGATAAAGAGATTAGTAACTTCCATCTTCAAAATTTAAATAATAATTTTTGGGGAGGATTTATGATCTCCTTTAATGATGGAAAGCCATCAGAGGATGCTGCAAGAACCATTGAAAGGAAAATTAATGATAAATGGGGAGGTACTAATAATGCTGGGAGGATGTTTATTACCTTTCATGATAGTAAAGAAAATGCTCCTACTATAGATGCTATCCCTACCTCTGATCTACCTGAGCAGTTTAATATGCTAAATGAGCAGGTATCTACTGAGTTATTTGTAGCTCATAGGATTACTAGCCCTTTAATCTTTGGTATCAGAGAGGCAGGATCTCTAGGTAATAGAAACGAATTGATAGAGGCTTATGAGCTCTATAAAAATATCTATGTAGCAGATAGGCAGGCTAGCATCTGCTCAGTTTTTAACTATATCCTATCTTTTCATGGAGTAGATAATGCAGTATCTATTAAGCCTCTAGAGCCTATTAAGGC